GACCACCATCCATAGAAGGATTGTAAAACATAGACATCAACATGGTGTCAATACATTGCTTGACTGTGATGTTAGTCTCTAGAACCTTGTTCAAGGCGGGCATGTCGTACCCTAGGATGTTATGACCTATAAGTTTTATATCTTTAGGTTGATTTTTAAACCATTCCTTAATTTGGTTGTGACCGACAAGACGTACGGTTTCCTTAGTCGCAAGATTATGAACCACAGCACACCAAATACGGGACACAGCGGGGTACAAATCGTTACCTTCAATGTCGATTGCCCAATATTTATCGTTACCTATGGTTAGATACACTTAATTCTCCCATGGTTTATCAGCTTCGTGGATACTTCCACCAGCTTCAAAGATTTGAGCTTCTTCAGTGTCTAATTCAGTTAACCTCGCTGTGTCTTTGTTGTACCAAAGGTAACATGCAGGTCCCGTATAACCACAGAATCGGTTTTTTTCCACTGTAAGCTTAGTAATATTCCTGCGCCATTCATTGGGCTCGGTTTTGTCACGTTCAAGCCTAAGAACGATGTTCGCAAGTTGTTCGACACCAGCGGTCCCTCGAATTTGACCCTGACGATTTGTATGGATAACGGCCAAAACGGCAATATCCAACTCCATACAAAGCGTTTTGATTTTGGTAGAGATTTCGTCAAGTTGTTTCCTTTCGTCACCTGACTGGTCAGACACAATAATACTGAGGTGGTCAACAACAATGTATTTACACCCTAGGGCTGACATATGCCTGATCTTGTTAATTACAGCATCAACAGAGTTGCTGCCAAAGTGGTCCCAAATAACAGCGCGATTGTTGTTAAGAACATCATCGTAAGCCTTTCTGAGTTGAGCAGGGTCTCGTTCAATGTCAGGGAGATGGTATGGAGTACTGTTATGAATACTAAGGAGCCCCAGAGCAGTATCTCCGTTAGGTTCCTCAAAGTGGAGAAATCCAACTCCATAACCTTGTTCCTTTACTGTGTCATCTGTAAGGAGTTTATGTTCAATGTGTTTAAGGAATGATGTTTTACCAACACCAGTGTCAGCAGTGATTACAACCATTTCACTTAGTCGTAAACCGTATGTCATCTTGTCTAGGCCGGGAAATGGATAGTTAACTGTAAAGTATTCTTTGCGTTCGTTAATTTCCTCCCACATTTCGGAACCGAGTTTAAGACCATCAGGTTTGTAGTCAGGTGCCTGCCACCATTCCCGAGTAAACCTCTCTGATTTACGAGACGTAAGATATTCGTTGGCATCTTTGTGTTCTCGTAGGGTGAGGATTTTTACCTTACCCAGAGGAAACCCAATAGAAGACACTGCCTTAGAAGCTTTACGACCGGGATCGTCATTGTCAAAACAGAACACAATTGTATCGAAGCTGTTGAGATACTCGAAAGCCTTCTTACAGTCGTCAGAAGCGCTAGAAGCACCTTCTACGGACACTGCGGGGTACTTGCCACCAAACATCTGGTGAACGGCCATAGCGTCCTCATAACCCTCACAGACGGTGATGTAGCGACCACCGGGCGGGAAAAGATGCATACCGAATAGAGGTTCGGCTTTGCTTTTGTCGCCTTCAAAATAGAAGGGAGCACCTTTCTTACGATCCTTATCGCCTTTCTGTGTACGAACCTTGTTTGCTACATGGTTGCCATTGATGTCGAAGCGAGGACACCTAGCAGCAAAATTGTCATCTTCACCACCAACCCAAACTTTATATTTTGAAATGGTTTCTTTAGAAAGGCCTCGTTCAGGCCATGCTCGGTAAACTTCCGTAAGAGGGGAAAGTTCTTTTACCGTAGGGGTGGTAATTGATTGTTGGTCGTGGTCGATGTTAATACTCCCGTTAAGATGTTGTTGGGCAGTCGCAGGAGGGACGTTAGACCCACATGAGAAGCAATGGCCCCAACCATTTGGTTGAATGTTGTATGCATCAGAACTATTACATTTAGGGCATGGTAGCAACCTAAATCTCCTTCTCTAGATATTATTGTTATAACAACAATTGTTAATTGATACTTATAGGATTACCTCTCAGGACTCTATAAGTATATTATACACTACTTTGTGTGGTTTGTCAAGCTTTATTTTTATATTTTTATCGTAGTCCCGTTTCTTTGAGAATATCGTCGAGAAGTTTTGGTCTAAAATCAGTGTTTTCTACGCAAGCACAATAATATTTTTCATCTTCAGCCAGAGTTTCGATGTAGTCCCCTTTAACGTTTACAAATTTCTTTACATTATTCGCGTGAAGATGTCCATGAATGTTCAGTTGCCACCTACTAAGACTGCCCGGATGGATAGGGATATGAGACATAATGAAACCTTTCTTTACCACATACCCTCGTACGTCGTCAAAGAGATCAAAATATTGTCGCATCTTAGGTGGCTCATGGTTCCCCGGAATAAGAACCTTACGTCCTTTTAGTCGAGACACCGAACGTTGCATGTTCTTGTTACTAAAAGCAACATCACCAAGGATATAAACACGATCACGGTCGTCTACCATTTCGTTGTACCACTTAATCATATCCTCTGTCATCTGTTCGGCATCATCCCAAGGACGTAGCTTAGACCCATCTTTTTTAGTAAACTTACAGATATTATGGTGATAAAAGTGTGGATCGCTGTAGACCCATGTTTGCCCACTCATTGATTTATTCCTCTAAGTTACTGTTTTCCAACAGTTCTTCAGCAGTAGGTTCATCTTCATAAAGAAGGATGGAAAGCTCTTCGTCAATTTCTTCTTCCGTACGGTCATTAAACACGTCATCAATAGCCTCTAGACACCGATTACACGGGTCCCAATCCTTGTGATCGTGGTTACGTTGGATTTCTCCGGCGGATAGGGCAGCATTACAGATATGACAGCGCATTATATTAATCCTCTAAAATTTCGTATTCAGAAATGTGGTCGCCCTCGTTATGAATGAACCACTTAGCGTCTTTCTTTGATTCAAAACCTTCACCTAGGTATTTACCATTAGTATAACGGCCAACTACTCTTACGGGCATTAGAGCCCACGTAGGAATTACGTTACTAAAAGACATTCTAAATATCTCCAAAGTGTTTGGCGTAGTCGTTGAGTGTTTGACCCTCTAGTCCGGGGGCCGTATTGACTTCTAGAACGTACGCTCGGTCGTAGTGCTGATTATATACCACATCTACTGCACCAAAGTCAAGGTCTGTAGCTTGCTCAAAAATCATTCGAGCAGACGCAATAACGCAATCAGGAGGGTTTACATCTTCACGAGCGTAGATAAAACCGTTGTCGTGATTACGAATTTGCCAGTTCGGGTTGTCGTGGTCAAGCCGCCTACGTTTTTGCTGCACTGCGAGTATGATAGATTCTTGCTTATCACCCCGCAGCGGATACGCAAAGTGAATACGATACTCGGTGGTCTTCTTTACGTATTGAGTGAAGAGAGGAGCGTCAACCAACTCATCACGGCAATTAGCAATAACGATACCTCGACCGCTGTGACCATTGAGAATTGTTCGACAAACAATTGGAAACGATACATCATTAGGAATGTCCTCTTTGTTAGTATAAAAATTTGGAACTAGTTCTTGCAAACCTTCTTGGCTCACACGTTGAAAGAACGAGAGCTTGTTAGAAGTTTCTCGTACTGCTTCTGGATGATTGAGAACGTAACGATAATCAATATTATCTAAGGCGGCAGAATTACCCCAATTAATACAGAAATCATCGGCGGTGTTTTGGAAACGACTTTGCCCGTTGACTTTAATTCTCTTGGCTCCGATAGCTTCTGCTATATTCTTGCAAGAAAGCGAACCTTGTTTATAAGGAATAAGTCGGACTCTTCGTTTTCGGTTTTTATTCATCGTCATCAAAATCATCCCTTTCTTCTGGTTGTTGGCGGATTATTGCTGGGTTTGCTGGTTCGAACACGTCAAAAAGTAAATTATTATATTTTACTGTCTTGGTTTCAAAAGGATCAGGAATAATCTCTTTGTAAAATTCCCCCATGTAATTATCCCAAGGGAAAGAATACAAGAGAGCTTGAACATCTCTAAAGTCGTTAAAAGCATCGGCGGTAAGTTGACCGTCCTCGGTAAGTTCTTGGTAGATGTTCTGGCAAGTGATAGGCCCAAGATTAGCTTTCACGAGAATACTCATCAAAAGTTCTTCAGGACCTTGTTCTGACAAAGCGTACCCAAGAGCTAAAGGATTTTTAAAATGTTCTACAGCGTAACGTACAATTGCGTTACAAATCTTGGCCCAATATACGACTTTATCAGGATCATTGGGAGGACCGCCGGCTCTAAACTCAATAGACCCTTGAGAAAAAATTGGAAGAATATTCAAAGCGGTATATTTCAATCCGTCTCGTGTTCTATACATATTAAGCTGACCACACTTAAGATAAGCAATCCAAGACGATACCATTGATTCTTCGTCACGAGACGAAAGACAGAAATGATTGCTTACACGTTCTTCTCCCCACCATTTAATGAAGGGTGTTTGAAACGTACACCAAAGAGAGATAACAGAAGTAAGTTCGTTTACTTTAAGATCGCTTACATTTACATGAACGTGTGTTGAACAACGATTACTGTTTTTAATTTTAGAACCGTTTTCTTTAAACTTGTTGAAAAGACCATCAACCATTTGTCGAACTTCGCTGGTTTTAATAGGACCCGTAAGAACATATTCCAGACCACCGCGAAGAGAACCGTCGTTGACCGCAGCCCAATACTTTTGAGTTTCTTTTGACATCAAATCAGCAATGGTAGCGCCCGAAGGAAGCCGTTGACCCTCTATTTCTAATTCGATACCTACTTCACCGTCAGGGAAAATAGGACCTTTTTCGTAGCAAGGACGATTAAGGGGCTTGCCGCCGACCAACACGGATGTATT